CAAGAAAGGCAATTATAGGAATAAATTTAGTGGACATATTTAAAGACACAACCGAATCAAATACAGCAAGCCTCTTGGAGATAGATCGCTTCAAAGCCAAGATTATAGAAATCTGGTCAAGGATGCTTAGAGAAACCTATAGCCAATACTATGACGAAGATAGCGAAGATTCCCCATCAATAGATGAGTTTCTTGAGGTGAACGCACTCAAATTCTCTGACGAGCCAGAACCAGAAAGCGAATTAGATTCGATTATGGAAATGCTTGACACTCTTATGGAATCAAGCGAAGAACTTGAAGAAGTTGAGTCAGAAGGAAAAGCACCTACTTATAAAGGTAGTGAACTTAAATCAAACAATGAAAAAGGTAAAACAGAGGCAACAGTATATGAATTTAAAAGCAAATCTAGTAAAACTCCTGACGATTCTCAAAGTAGAGTTCCAGGTGGTTCGTATAAGGGTACGCCTAGCGGTGGTATTTCTAAGAAAAGAAGCCCACAGGTTATTAGGAAATATTCTCCACTTGTTAAAGAGATCAAAGAAGAGATTAGGTCTTTAGCAGACCGACAAAGAATCGGTAGACGGAAGATGAGGTTTAGACTCTAATGGCTAGAATGTGGTGGAAGAGGAAAAAACTTCTAACTGTACTGGCAAATAGAAGGCAATGGGAAAGAGAGTTCGACCCTGCTGAATCATCCGCCTTAGAAATACTACTTGAGAATGGAACTGATTATTTAGTTATAGAATCTTCTGTTTCAGGCACACCAACATATATTATCACGGAGTAAATAATGGCAACAAAAAAAGTATCAGCATTAACAGCATTAACCTCACCAGATGGTTCTGAAGAATTACTCATTAATGATGGTGGTACTTCTAAGAAAGTAACCATTACCAATGCAAACAAGAAACTCTTTAGTTTTTTAGATGCAAATGGTAACTACATTCAGATGCAGAAGGGTGAAGATATAGCATCCGCATCACCTACAGTTATAGATACAGATGGAGATTATTTTATTTGTACTGGAACTACTGGCTTTACTACCTTTACTGTAGCTGCTGACCGCCATTTCTTTTTAGAGTTTGCTGCTGCATTAACAATGACACACGGAGCAGGAACTCTCGACCTTCCCGGTGGTGCGAATATTACAACAGCAGCAAGTGATGTAGGTGAATTTTATTCTACAGCAGCCAATGTTGTAACTTGCGTGAATTATACAAAAGCAGATGGTACACCCATTGCAGTTAATATAGTTGATGATACCACTCCGCAATTAGGTGGAGATTTGGATGTTAATGGAAACGATATAGTTTCAACTACAAATGCCGATATTGATATTATTCCGCACGGAACAGGCGATGTTAATCTTGGAGCAGATACAGTTCAAGTTGGTGATAATAACGCTGACGCAACCATCACCACACAAGGTACTGGCGATTTAATTTTAAACACAAACAACGGCACTAATGCTGGAAATATAACTTTAGCTGATGGAGCAAATGGTAATATAAGCATTACACCAAATGGCACAGGTAATGTGGCTTTAGGTGGAGAGTTAGATTGTAACGGAAATCAGATTCAATGGTCGCAAGGAGCAGATGTAGCTTCAGCCACAGCTCTAGCAGTATTAACCGATGGTAACTATTTCGATGTAACTGGTACGACTACGATTACATCCATCAATACAACTGGCGGTGTAGGAACTTTAATTAAGCTACATTTTGATGGTGCTTTAACCTTAACTCACGATGCTACTGATTTAATATTGCCGGGTGGTGCTAATATCACTACAGCAGCAGGAGATGAAGCTGAGTTTATTGAATATGCCTCTGGTGATTATCGATGTACCAACTATTCTAAAGCAAGTGGTAACTCTCCTGTTGATTCGCTACCACTAGCTGGTGGTACTCTTACTGGTGCTTTAACTGTTAATGCTGCTACTGTATTTAATGAAAGTGGTGCAGATGTAGACTTCAGAGTAGAAGGTAGTGGTGAAGCTAATGCATTATTCGTTCAAGGTTCGGATGGCAACGTGGGTATTGGGACTGATAGTCCTAGTGCGAATTTACATGTGGTTAGCACCACTGGCGGTGTACTGCGTTTAGATAGAAATGACGTGTCAGTAACCACAGATGATAGTTTAGGTGCTATAGAGTTTTCACAAAATGACGCATCTGACCAAGGTGCTGGTGTTGTATCAAAAATTGAAAGTATAAATGAAAGTAATTTTTCTGGTAGTGCAGGTATAGCGTTTAGTACGGGCAATGCCACCTCGTTGACAGAACGTATGCGTATAGACTCCGCTGGCAAAGTGGGTATTGGAACTGCGAGTCCAGCTTCTCTTTTATCAGTTCAAGGCGATGGTTTACAAATTAGACTTGATGGCACAGCAAACACTTCTCGAGGCATACTTCTTAGAAGCACAGGTACTGCTGAAGGTCAAATACATACAGATGGAAATATGCATTTTATTCAAGAAGATGCTAGTAAATATATGCGTTTTTCTACAGCAAATACAGAAAGGATGCGTATTGATAACTCTGGCAACGTGGGCATAGGCACTGATGACCCTAGTACTTATGGTAATTTAGTTTTATATGGCGGTGGCTCAAATAAAACCCTTGCTATTATAGAAGGCTCAAACTCCCCTGCAGACAATGACACCTATGGCTCTTTATCTTTTGGCGGCAGAACAGATGGTACAATTACAGCTAAAATCTCTGGACTTGCTGGCGATAATACAAATGGTACAGATGGTCAGTTAGCGCTTTACACCGCAGATAATACAGCAGGCTCGGGCACTCTTACAGAACGTATGCGTATAAACTCCACTGGCTATGTTGGTATTAATAATGTTGCTGCATCTCCCTCACACCCTCTTCATATAACTAAAGAAATAGGCGGGTATCAGGCATACTTTGATAATGACAATGGTTCTGCACAAGGTATAAAAGTTAGAATTAATGCTAACGACGCTGGTAATTTTAATATGTTGGAATTAGTTTCAGCTTCTACTGGCTCTGATGTAACAGCTATGGTTGTAAGAGATGATGGCTACGTGGGGATTGGTACTACAGCTCCCGGTCAACTCCTTGATTTAAATTCAGGTAGTGGTTATATGATTGCAGACGGATATAACACTCATTCACTTGCCATCTATAAAGAAAACATTGAAGATGCCTCTGGTTATCTTGACAAGGTATTAGCCTGCCCTGCTCAAAAGTGGAATCGCAAACCTTTCGTTTCCGCAGATGAAATCAAAGAAGCAGTATTAGAAGAATTTGGTGAAGATGTATTGATTGAAGAAGCGGTAGAGGCTCAAGATGCTGTTTATGAAGATGTAGAAGTCACTCCAGCGATTGAGGCAGCAGATGCTGTAATGGGCGAGAGGGCTGTTACTGAAACTGTAGAAACAGGTTCTTATGTAAACCTAGCAGGTGAAACCATCACCGAAACCGAAGAGCAGAATATTACTGAAGAAGTTACTGAAACAGTAGTAGAACGCCAGACAGGTGAAGATGGTATTACTAGAGAGGTTGAGGTTGAGCGTACAGTTCAAAGGAATGTAATGGAAGCCTATGAGATTCAACCAGCGATTGAGGTAGTGGATGCTGTAATAGAACAACAGTTAGTATCTGAAGCAGTTGAAGCAAAGGATGCGGTTTATGAAAAACAGTATTCAGTTTGGGATGAACTCTTCCCTGAAGATAATTCCCACAGACAAAAGGCGTTATACAATATGCCTGATGGTGATTTAAAAACTTGGATTGATGATTGGTGTGAAGCCAAGCGTGTAGAGATGCGACTTGAAGATAAGTGGCAGAAGAAACGATTAGGATTAGTTGCCGATGCTGAACTGACAGCTGAACATCTACCTGAAGTTGTTTCTATTAACGATGAGGGCGAACCGACTGGTATTGATACGATGACCTACATTGGTATTCTGCATAACGCAATTCAAGAACTTTCCGCAAAAGTGGAAACATTAGAAAACGCATAATATAAGGAGTAACGTAATGGCTAAAAAACAAAAAGAACAGCCTAAACAAACAGTAGTAATAGATGGTAAGGAACATATCTTTGATGACCTTAGTGATGAACAGAAAGCAATGGTAAATCATATATCTGACCTAGACAGAAAGATTAATTCATCAAGGTTTAACCTAGACCAATTAATATTTGGCAAGGATGCTTTCTTTAATGCACTTAATACCTCTTTAGAGGCTGAAGTACAAACATAAGTAGATGAAGATAATTGCAATAGCAATAGCAGTAATCGCCTTTGTGGTAGCAATGGTAATAGGTGTGGATTCATTAATGTGTGAGCCACCCTGTGTATGACAGAGATAGAAAAATCCACAATGCACTGGAGGTGGGCTGCACTGATAATTTATCTTTTAATTTCCCTGTATGACTTTATGTTCGTGGGAATTTGGATAGGCTTGAACCGCCCTAGTATTAGCGAGCTAATGGCAATAGTAAATAATGAAGAGGATGTGATGGTGAAACTTGAGGTCTTAAAAACATTAACTTATCAACACGAACCATTCACTTTAAAAGGCGGTGGAATCTTCCACTTGGCGATGGGTGCGATCTTAACAGGATCAGCAGTAGGACTTAACAAATAAGGATTATTATGAGTGAGAAATGGCATTTAAGTAAAGCAATCAGCATTAGTCATTTGGCTACTACAGGAGCATTGGTACTGGCTGCAATTATCTATGTTACGGGGATTGAGAAAGATGTAGCTGTACTACAAGCCGAACATCAGAATATGAAACAACAGATTATAACAATACAGCAAGACAATAAAGAGATGTTCGCCAAGATAGATGCCAAGTTAGACCAGATGATAAACATAATCCATAAATACCAGATTAGTACAAACTAATGATGACACTACTCACTAATGTTGCACCAATAATCTTAGGTTTCGTAGCTAAGTTATTTGCTCTAAAGAGTCAGGCAGCATCAGAGAATCAGAAGTTAATGATTCAGTCATTACAGGTTAGGAATGATTCCATCAATATGGCAAGAGATAGAGCAGATAAAGAATCACCAATGGCTGCTTGGAATAGAAGGATCATAATCCTGGTCATTCTTGGTTTAGTTATATTTACGCAAGTTGCACCTGTTTGGTTTAATGTACCTACAGTAGTACCCACTATAGTTGAGGGATTTAGTATTTTAGGAATCCAGTTAACTCCAGATGTGGTAGAATATGTAACTGTAGAAGGGATGTTGAAGTTTGATGAGATATTCAAATGGGCAACAATGATAATTGAATTCTACTTTGGAGCACAACTAGCAAAAGGTAGGTAAACATGAGAAGGGCGATTGTTATACCCGATACCCATTTTCCGATACATGACGAGAGTGCGGTTAAGGTGGTACTAAAGGCGATAGAATTTGTTAAACCAAACATATTTATCAATTTAGGTGATGTTGGAGAATGGGAGTCTGTATCTGCTTGGCAGTATAAAAGACGAAAACGCCCACCAATAGAATACCAGTTGAGAGAGATGGTTGCAGAAATCAAGGAAGTTAATAAGTGTATTGACAGATTTGATAAGGTCTTAGATAAGATTAAGTGTAAGGAACGCTATATACTGGCTGGAAACCATGATGAGTGGCTAGATAGTTGGGTGGAAGAGAATCCTTTTTTAGATCAATACACATTCAGAAATGCTTGTAAGTGGGATGAAAGGGGATATGAGTATAGAGTCAATAATGAAGTTCTGAAAATAGGTAAGTTGAATTTCATTCATGGTGCATATACTACAGTTAATCATTCCAAGAAACATCTTGATAGTTATGGTGCAAATATTGTTTATGGTCATGTACACGATATACAACGATATTCAAAAACCAAACTGGATGATGATGGTATAGCTGCTTGGTCAATGGGTTGTTTAAAGAATATGTCTGCCGAGAAGAATAGATGGCTTAAAGGTAGACTACATAACTGGAATCACGCTTTCGGCATTGTAACTTGGTTTGATGATGATTTATTTCAACTAGAAACCATAGAGATTGTTAAAGGTAAATGCTCCGTATGGGGCAAAATAATTAAAGGATAAGATATGACATTTAGAGGCTTAATCAATGAAGTATTAATAAGACTAAGAGAAGATACAATTAGTAGCGATTGGTCTGGCGATATTAATGATAGTACAACTGTATCTGCTTATGAAAAGGTAATAGGTGCTTTGGTTAATGATGCGAAACGCCATGTCGAACAAAGACATGATTGGCTTAATCTGAGATCAACAGTTGATATTGCAACTGTAAATGGTACAAAGAACTATAACCTTAGTTCTGGTCAAGAGATTAAGATTATGGATGCTATCAATAATACTACTGGTATGCACCTTAAACAAGTGGGTAGAACCTATATTAATACAGTTACATATCCATCACAGAACACAGGAGAACCATTGTATTACGGATTTAATGGTAGTGATGCCTCTAATAACTTAAAAGTAGACCTCTCACCAGTTCCTACA